AAAAAAATTAGAACACGGAGATAGAAATGACAGTCAAAACAAGTGATGAGATACTTTCGGTGTCTACCAGTTGGACGACATCGAGGAGTTCTTGTGCCGCGTGGCAGAAGATTTAGAGACCTGGTACAAAAGGATTGATAATGAATAAGACCTTCACTAAAGGCGGCATGCCTTTCAAGGCGGATCTGATCGCGGACTCTACCTCTTTTGGGGCGCGGATCTCCACCTTTGCGCTTACCTACCCGCGCTTCATTCATGCGCAGATGATGACCCATCGCATGCTCTCGCGAAACGCTCAGTCGAGCCGCGCCATGCCGGTCAACAAGATGCTGCAGGAACCCCCGGTCATCCCGACTGACCTGCGGTACAATCAAAAGGGGATGCAGCCTGCGGAGTCCCTCACACCGGAGGATACGGACAAGGCTGTTGCCGTGCTGAGGGAACTGCACGACCAGACCATGGCTGCGGTCAGCAAGCTCAATAAGATCGGCGTCCACAAGCAATGGGCCAACCGCTATCTCGAGCCCTTTCGAACCATCACGGCTATCTACACTGGCACTGATGATGCCTGGCAGGCTTTCTTCGCACTACGCGCGCACCCGGACGCGCAGGAGGAGATATGCTGGCTCGCGCAGGCTATCAAAGAACTTTACGATGCTTCGACGCCTGAAGAAACGTCATTGCATATGCCGTTCGTAACGGAGCAGGAGAAGCAGGAACTGCCTGTCAAGATTCAGTTCCAGGTATCCTCCGCTCGCTCGGCCCGCGTGAGCTATCTCACGTTCGAGGGAACGCGCGATGTGGAGAAAGATAAAGAACTGCATGACCGTTTGAGCAAAGCAGATCCTCCGCATTTGTCACCATTGGAGCACTGCGCAGTATCCGACTATGGACGCAGCGCCAATTACAACGGCTGGCGGTCTTATCGCAATATGGTCGAACGGGGATTTTCACACTTCGAAGCACTTTTGCCTTGATCAAATCTCAATTTTCCGACATACTGTCGACAAGGAGGCCATCATGGCTTTGATTACACACCAGCACGCAAAAGACTTGTTCATCAAGGTTCTTGACCAGTTCGACAAGGAACGAGAGGCGCTTGATCTCGTTGACCGCGTCCGTCGAGAAAGCACCAACATTCTGGGTGCCGCAGTCAAGCAACTCAAGGGCATCTACTTCGCAACGGACGAGGGCGTGGTCTTCATCGCGCGCGTCAAGGGAAACTCGGTCAACATCCGACGTGCCTCTAACCGCACGCTTGAGCGCCTGCGCCGAGAGCCAGGGATGCTGGTGGATGTCCGCACGGTAGCCAAGGGCCGCAACCTTGAGCCTATCCCTATGCGAGGGGAGGTCGATACGTCTCAGTGGTTCCCGACCATCAAGCACGAGGCTGGTGGCGAGGACGAGGAAGAATAATGGACGCGGACGCCTACTTGGAGGCTATGCTTGAGGAAGATAAGGTGCGCCCTCTCCCCGGCCATCTTATCGGCCTCAAGCATACCAAGAACAAGCACATCGACCTTGAAGGCTATGGACAGATAGCCGTCAGCCAGCAGACCGCCAGCGGCCTTGTCGTAGTCTCCAACGACACGAGAGAGGCGGAGAACTACAAAGCACTGCTGGTCACTATCCTTGTCTTGGGGGACGAGCCCGACAAGTGGAATACTCGTTGGTTTGACAAGAAAAAAGACTGGAAGACCACCTTTGCAGAGCAGCGCATCGATGTCGGAACGACTGTAGCCATTCGAGCAGTCTCGGGCGTAGACCAAGTCAAAGGCAGCAAGTTCATCCAGCTTCGCTACGACGAGGTGAGTGCCATTGGACAAGCAGAAGACGCGACCGACGTCCCCGACATGCTGCCCGCACCGGGCTGGGTGCTGGTGCAGCTTGATACGTCGGAGCATAAAAATAAAGCGGGGCTTCACATCTATGCAGGGCTTCAGCAGGTGCTAGACCAAGGGCAGATGTCCTATGGGACTATCATCGGCCTGCCTAGGGGCTACCCCTTCGATGATCTGCATGTGGGCGATACTATCTGCTTCCCTACGCATACGGGCGCGGGGGCGACGGAGTTCGTCGAATTCGAAGAGGGTCTTCGTTGCTTGCCCATTGACGACATCCTAGGAGTCGTCGATGCTTGAGTGGATTATCGGAACCACTATAGGCCTTGCAATGGTCTTCATCGCATTGTCGGCATGGGTTATCTTTGGGGACCCGTTTAAGAAGTGAGGCGAGGTTCTATGTTCGGGGTAGGATTCAAGCCCAATATCAAACGAGAAGAGCTACGCACCGTTCTTGAGCGTTGCATCCTCAACCCTGATAAGGCTTGGATCCCCATCTCTCCTGCTCCTCGTGTCGCGTCTTCGGTAGCAGATATCCCCCGCTGGAATCGAGGCTTTCCTCGCATTTCGGACGATACGAAGCTACCGGCGCGACACGAGGTAGAGGAACTGTGTGACGCCTATTTCCGCATGGGTTTCTGGGACTTCGCGTTTGTGATAGTCACCTACGCCTATACCGGAGAGATGCGCATGCGCGAGCTTGATAGACTCATCTGGGAAGGGCTCCCAGGAGTCTCTAGGCTTTGGATCGTGCGCGAGGACATGGCTATCCCCCTTCCCAAGACAGGGCCGATAAGACGGGCGGCAGAGACATGGTGGGCGCTATCTGGCGGCTATAGCAATCACTTGCGAAAGTGTATGCCCATCTATGAGAGCGAGTTCCTAGAGCACTTCCGCTCGCTCAATTCCCCCATCTTGCTGTCCTTGCCTTTCGAGTCGGACGACCCCGACTATGTATTGTCTCGGCTATGCAAGGCTATAGGTAATGAACTAGCCTATCCACTGAAGCCTTCGCTATCGCTGTCTTCAGGCGTGGACTTCTCCGAGACTCAGATAAAAGGCCCCATTCGGTTCTACAAGGACATCCCGATCGACTGGTCGCCTTTCGACAACGAGGTCGAGAGCATCAAGAAGACCCCGTGGGGCCTTAACTGGTTGGAAGCTGCCAAGGATACCATTCCAGCACGGATTTACCGGCGGGCTCACAATTTCCGACTGCATCGATTCGAGAAACTTTGAGTTTCTGCGCGTCTGAGAGATTCTTGCTGACGAAACGACGGTGAGCGGAGAGGCAGCAGTTGGGGGTGAGTTCGATATCCTCCACCAAATCGATAGGACCGCAAGTCCATATCTTGCCATCTCTAGGGCGGTATACACGCAGTCCAAGCATCCCCAATACTTCGCCGGGAGGACAAGGCATCTCGGCATTGTAGGCGATGGAGTTGTTGGTCGTAAGGAGCCACTCGACCTTTCTGACAGCGTCGTCGACTTCAGTCATGGTCCTTGCATTCTATCAAGTTTTATGGGATAATGCAAGCATGGCCTCTAGGTGGGAAAACAATCTTCCGGCAGCGATTCAACTTCTTCTTGACGTCAAGGACGAGGAACTAGGCGATTTCGCAGAGACCATTCGCAGTCAGACAGTCATCTCTCGCCTAGCATACAAGCGGGCCGTTGAGGCAGTCGCGCAGTCCGAGTATAGCTCGGCAGAGATTGTCGAGATGGGGGATACAACCGATGGTCCTAGCAACATTAGTGTTCTTCGCGATCGGGATATCACTTCCCGGTTGGAGATGGCCACAAAGGCGAACAAGGCCCTCGTGGATGTTAAAGCTGCCCGACTAGAGGCCCTTGAAAAGTTCAAAGAGAAGGCTCTCGATCAGCCCAAACCAGCAAACATCGTCTTCCATCGTACAGAGACGAGCCCCTCGCTGCTTGTGCGCAGGCTGCTCATTCTCGGGCGTACTGAGGAGGCTAAGACGGTGGCTCGGGACAACAAGTTGGACTGGGCGCAGTTCGAGCAGCATCGCTCAGTAGAGAGTGTCGAATCATGATTGAGCCCGACGAGCAGAGCAGTAGCTCTGAGCAAGAGGACGATATCGCGGGGGATTGGGGCGACATCAATGACCTGCTCGTGTGGCCCTGCCAAGAAGATTTCATCTTCTCCGATTCCCCTAAAGCGGGGCTCTTTACAGGGGCCGGATACGGAAAGAGCAATGTGCTGATTCAAGCAGCCCTCAAACAGGCGGTAGAGCAAGATGGATGGTGGAATCGGAGCCTAGACTGGAAGAGTAACCCCCTAAAGATCCTGATGGGGGCTCCTCATAATCGATACCTCGTCACACGCCTCATCCCAGGCTTCAATGGGCAGGTTGATGACTTCGAGCGACGCATCGGCAGAACCATCACCAAACGAACGGGTCGTAAGGGGGATGGATGGTTCACAAGTGCGAGCGAGCGACGACGGGAGATGGAGAACGGCACAACGTTCTACTTCTATGGACTGCATGAATCAGGAAACGCCGTCGCCATGGACTCCATCGGATTGTACATCGATGAGGTCACCATGCTCCGAAACCAAGACATTTGGCAACGTGCGCAGAATCGTTGCCGCGACCCGCGAGCAAATACACAACGCATTCGAGTAGTTGGGACTCCTGAGAAGGGGCATTTCATCTACGACGACTTCTATGACAACGATATTGTGAAGCCGGGCTGCGAGGTCTTTACGGCCTCTAGCCTGACGAACCCGCTTCTCACCGATCAATTCTTTCAGACGATGGCTTCGGCGTCTGATTTCTACATCGACATGCAGGTTATGGGACAATGGGTTAAAGGCGCTTCCGGTCAGCGATTTGCGCGTTCTTTCGACGAAGACGTGCATCTACAGCCTATGAGTATCCCACCAAACCATCCTGGGGCGCGGTTCGATATCGGCTGGGATCCTGGATACGCCAGTGGACAGATCGTCATCATGTACTACAGCGAGAAGCGCAAGATTTGGTACGTCGTAGACGAGATCGTTATCCAGGGCTTCGGCACACAGTCCGCTTGTGAGATGTTGAAGAATAAGGGGTACGGTGCGCATAACATACGACGCATTTTCATGGACCCGAAAGACGCTACAAAGCACAAGTCAAACGGGCCGCAAACAGATGAAAGCATTGTGCATAAGATGCTGGGCGTTCGCCCACGGGTGGCCTCGGTCCCCGGTCGAAATGCGATGCTTCGAACTCGTCTTGATGCTCTTGATGAGATGCTCAAAAATAATCGTGTAATCATCAACAGCACGCTAAAGCCAAAGAACACGCGCTCGCGCGGATTGGTCAACGCAATCAAGAACTTCTCTCTCCAGAAATCTCGAAGCGATGAAGGCCGCGAACTAGATCGCCCTACATCGGAAACAGTGCAAGAGTGGAAGCACTCTATCGATGCGATACATTATGTGCTCATGAACTACGAGCATGACGTCTATCGCAAGGTAACTCGAAACGACCCCGACAAAGTGGTCCATCGTCGAAAAGAGAGGTAACTAATGGTGCAGTCTATTCAGCGCATGGCCGCTAAGATTTTCAAACGCCCGCAACTCACTGGCACCATCGTCGAGCCGGTCACGGAGTCGGAGATCAACGATGAACAGATTCCGGGCTATGCGGAACTTCGCGAATTGCGCGAAGGCACGATGGACTATACAACGTGGCTTCAGTCCAGCTATAGCTATGAGATGCAGCGGCGCAAAGCCTACTATGAGATGACACAGGTCGAGACCGATGCGGGCAGCATTGCGGGCATGGAGGAGACCTATATCACTCCGGGGCAGTGGAATCTTGCACACAGCGGCCCCGGCTGGCAGGACCTTCGCGCCATGCTGCCTGATGCTACCGAGGAGACGTGTGTCAAGCCTGTCATGACGAACCTTTGTCAGGTCATCATCGACAATCGGCAGGTGGTCTATGATTCACCGGCAGAGAAGCGCGAGGTGCTTGTCAATGGCAAGGTCGACGTCGCGTATACCAATACGCTGAAGCTGCTTTACGATGCCTGTGCGCATGATCTTGCGAGCAAGCATCTCTGTAAGTGGACAGGACTCTTCGCCACGGCATTCCAATGCGTGACCTATGATGAGTTGGACGACCGCCTCATCAAGACGAATCTCGAGCCCTATCGCGTCATGGTCATCGATGTGCCGCAGGCGCGGGGCAATCTGCAGCACCCAGACTGCATGGTGGCCATCGCTCAAGACCTTGAGAACATCGCGGACATCGACCGAGACGAGACTTTCCAGGTCACTTGGCAGGTTTGGTGGCGGGATATGTGGTGGTACGAGCAGCAGCCGGGTGTGCCGTACAAAGATGTCAATTTGACGCAGGCGGGCTACAACACCAACCCCTTCAAAGATAACAAGGGCCGTTCAGTTAAGCCCGTCCTGGTCGTTCACGATAACCCCACGGTCACGCGCGTGCATGAGCCTGGTAGCGATATCCTCGTGAATCAGAATCAGGTCATAGACCGCATGCTCACAGGGGCTGCGCACACCATCGAGTATCAGAACTTCGCAGTGCCTGTTATCACTGGAGCAGACCTTGAAGAGGTCGAGAGCCAACCCTATAGCCCTGGCGCGCCGCAGGTCTATCGCAATCCTGACACCTCTTTCCAGTTCGCGCATCCCGCTGCCCCCATCGGCGAAGTAGTTGGTGCCGATACTCGTATCATGCGCACGTTCGCGCGGCTGCACTCCATCGACCCTGAACTCGTCGACCCTGAGACCAAGGTACAGTCGGGTGTCTCGCGCATGCAGGCGCGCACGGCCCTCGTCGAACGCCGTAATCAGGAGTTCCCCAAGTGGAACGTCTACGAGCGCGAGAGCTTCTGGATTAGCATCATCGTTTGGAATGCTTTTCATCCGTCGCAGACTTTGGCAGTGCCCGACCGCTATCCGCGCCCTAACGGTGTTGACATCGAGATGCTTGTGCAGTTCGGTGAAGTGGACCTCAGTGTTGATCCTCTCACGGAAGCCACAGTCATCGATATGTATCTGCGCAATGACCTTATCACCCGTGCAGACGTGATTGCCTCCAATCGGCGTGTGCCGATTCAGCGGGCCACGGAGATTCTCAAGCAGATTCAAGAGCAGAACCAGAAGGACAAACCTGAGCCTACTTCTCTGCTCAAGGAGACAACTCCGCGCATCGGACAGAATGGTAATCGCCCCATGGTCAATGAACGCGACCGCAGCAAGACCGGAGGCAATACCACGAGCGGCACGGGCAATATCACCATCGGCGGTAACTAATGGACGAGTTTCTCAACGGGCTTAGTGCCGACCTGGATGCGTTCCTGGAAGACATGCAGGGGCGCGTTGAGGCTATGACCGACGATATCCTGACGCAGGTCGAAGAGGATAATCTGAGTCGTTCCGACCTCATGTTCTGGGCCGCTGCGGTAGCAATCGCCCTCGGCCCAGAACTGAGGCGTTTGAATACCTTCATGTCCTCCCGTAGCCTAAAGATTGCCGAGCAATTCGGCGATGATGAACTTGCTCGAACCTATAGACGCAAAGCCATGCTCATGGCTGATGCCAATATCGGTATCGCAGCCGCTGCCATCAATGCCAAGACCCAAGAGACAGTCATTGCAGGCGTCAGGGGCCGAGAACTTGCGGACGGCATCAGAACTATCATCGAACAAGAGATGGCAGATTTTGTTAAATCCATGGACACAACGGTGTCCTTGTTTGACCGTATTGCTATCCGAGATGTCGGCGAAACAAGAGATAACCTCTGGATCTATATGGGACCTGCAGACAATCGCAATAGGAAGTTCTGCGCGGATATCGTGCGACGCAAAGTGGCCTTCACTCCGAGTGGCATTGAGAAGCTGAACGAGCATCCAGACCTGCATAAGTATGTTCCTCCCAATGTGAGCGTTCTTTGTGGGGGATACGGCTGCCGCCATGTGTGGTGGCCCGTAAGCAACGACTACGTCCAGCAAGCGGGACTAAGGATTGAGTCATGACTATCAATGTCAAAGGCTCTGCTACTTACGGACGCAAGAAGCTAGACCGGATGAAAATCCGTAAGGAAGTCGCACACCGTATCAAAGAATATATCATGGAGCGAGTCAGCATAAGAGGACAGGGGGCCAATGGTAAGCTGAAGGGCTATTCGACCAATGCTCTCCCCATCTTTAAGCCAGGCGCAGGTCAAAAGCCTATGCAAAAGCCCTCACGAGGATGGGGAGCTTTCTATCAAGGCGGCTATAAGCAATATCGAGACGAAGCCGGTCTCATCTCCAATAAGTTCGTCTTCTCCAACAAGGGGGCAGCCTGGCGAGACTGGATGAAAGCTACGCAGGAGCCCGACGGGCCATTGCGCTTTGGTTTCTCAGATTCGTTAAACGTGGAGGCAGCCGATAAAGCTATTGAGAACGGACGAGAGGATATGCTTGACCTGAGCGCCATTGAACTCAATCGATTCGGACAGGATTACATAGAATTAGCTCTTGAGCAAATCTGGACTGAAGAAAGAGCTTGACTCTTGGTATATTTCTTGATAAAGTAGGCTTGCTACCATAAGTAGCACCTCCATCCCGGTCTCTCTGCCGGGTCACCAAACAGAGTAGGAGTGACAATGAGTGAACCCGTACAGGACGAGCAGTCCGAGACGGCGACGCAGAATGCTGCCCCGTCTGAACCCGTTGAAAAGCCCCATACCGACGATGTAAAGAAAGCCAAAGCAGAAGCTGCGCGCATGGCGAAAGCTCTTTCCGACCTTCAGAAGAAGGCTCAGGAACTTGAGGATTTCAAGAAGAACGCCGAGCGCGAAAAGATGTCTGCTGAAGAGCGCATCAAGGCCGAGAAAGAGGACCTTGCTCTGCAGCTCAAGCAGCACCAGGAGAACCTCGCTGCCGCTCGTACCGAGCTGGAGCAAGAGCGTCTCATCAACAAGCTCATCGCTAACGGCCTCGACGACCCCGATTTTGGCTCGTTGATTATCAAGAACTTCAATGCGGAGGATGAAGCCTTTGAGGACTTCGTTGGACGCATGAAGACGAGCAAGAAGTTCGGGCGATTCTTTAAGGGAGAGCAGCAGAAGGCAGAGGCTCCTGAACAACCTAGACCGACTGCGCCTACGGCCCCTAACTCCGGGTCTCAGCGTTCAAATCGAGCGGCTGATGAGGTCTCCGAGGCGGATAAGCGTCTTGCAGAGGACCGATACCCCAAGGATAAGGCCAAGCAGGCAACATTCCTGAAGAACCTGGTGGAAGCCCGCCGCATTCGCAAACAAAACGAGGTAGACTATGGTCGAGGGTAAGAGCGGAGAAAAGAAGAAGAGCCTGCAGGAGCGAATCGCTGAGAAGGCCAAGAGCCGCGCGTTCAATCCTACCTTCCTTGACGGTAAAGCCCAGCTCTTCAATATCAGGAACTACGGTGTCGATTACACTGCAGGCGGACAGCTTGCGGCGCGCTTTGTCGCGAACGATGACGCCCGAATCAGCATGATGCGCGCGCAGGGATATATGTTCCCCGATGAGTGGGACACTGAACTTCCTCGCCGCACCTTTGGTGGCCTTACGCTTATGCTCCGCGAGCAGGAAGCGGCTGAACATCGTCGAAATGTACTCGAAACCCTTGCAAGGCAACAGGACGCCAAGCGAGCGGACATTCCTGATAATCTCAATAAGCCCTGGCAGCAGGGCGGTGTTCAGGGCGCGATCGAGCGCGTCACTGGGCAGGCCAAGGCGAACTATACTCGGGAGCCTATCACTCCCGACTAACCACGGCCCTGCGGGGCCAAAGAGGAGGTTGATCCATGCCGGATCTCAAGCCCGTTAGCAATCATACGCGCACCCAGCGTTACTACCTCGCGGCCTCGCAGACGATCAATGTTGGCGATCCCGTTCTTCTCAACTCGGCAGGCTATGTCGAAAAGGCCACGGCTGCGTCCGCGACCCTTCTCGGTATCTGCGCAGAGAAGATCACGGCGTCTACTGTTGGTCAGGCGGTCGTTGTCTTCGATGATCCCGATCTCGAGTTCGAGATCCTCGCGGACGATGTGGCTGAGGCCATCCAGACCGCCGTCGGTGAGACGCACGACCTCGTCGTCACGGGCGGTGCGTTCCTTGCCAATCTTGGTGCTACCACTACCAACGTCATCAAGGTGCTGGCAGTGAACACCAATTTCGATCCGCTTCTCGACGGCGAGACCATCTACGGTTCTTCTCTCGCGGGTAACTTTGTTCCCCCGTGGAATGACAAGAAGAAGATCCGCTGCAAGTTCGCCATTCACCAGAAGGCTAACTAATTTAATCCTAGCGGGGCAACCTGCTTGAAGGAGGAAAAGGACCATGGCAGTTGCTAGTTTGATGCAGCTCTTCCGCGAGACGGACGAGCGTTTCCTCTCGATCTTTATGACCGAGTGGGCTGTTGCTGAGAACGAAGTTGCCCCGCTCGTTCGTGAGCGCGACCTTCAGGGCCGCGATCATGACCGTTATGCGGAGCGTTATCTCGGTACGGCTACCGCCCCCATCGCGGGCGAGGGCCAGCCGTTCACCTACATCAGCCCGAATGAGGGTAAGTCGGTCGAGATTCTCACCGACATCTACCAGTTCGGCATGAAGGTGACGGAAGAGATGCGCGACTTCGGTCGTGGCGGTTGGAACGAGTATCCCTCGATGATGGTCGACGTGTATAACCACACGAAGGTCGTCATGGTTGCGAACCTCCTCAATCGCGCGTTCAATTCCAGCTACGCCACCCTTTACGATGCGAAGGAGCTTTGCGCTACCGACCATCCGCTGGCTGGTGGCGGCACGGCCTCCAACGAACTCGCTACGGCGGCTGACCTCTCCGAGGCGACCGTTGAGGCGATGATCGAGCTTATGCAGCGTACCCCGAATGAGGACGGTGTTCTCATCAACCGGTATCGCCCGACGCTCCTCATCACCTCTCCGTCGACTTGGGGCACGAACGTGCGTCTTACCCAGTCGCAGTTCACCACCGACGTGTCGAGCAATCGCGGCGACAATACTGTCAACGCGATCACCTCGGTCTACGGGCTTCAGACCTTCACGCACCCCTACCTGCAGGACGCGGATGCCTCGTTCATCCTCGACTCTGCTCGTACTCCGCTTGAAGTCATCTACGCCCGCCGTCCGACGCTCTACCCCGGCTACATCGAGCAGGGCACCCGTAACTGGGTGTGGACCAGCAAGATGCAGCTCGCGGTCAAGGCGACCGGCTGGCGCGGTATCGTGGGTACTGCTGGAGCCTAATTAACGGTCGGCACCTAGTGTGCTAACCAGAATCTGGGCCCGGTTGTCGGGCTCAGATTCCCTGGTCATGGAGGGGGACCTTGTCTACATACAACGTTTTGCTGTATCGGCAAGGGGGGACTTTGTATCTCGACGAGCCCCTTCCAGACCAGCCTTCTGCTTGCACCATCTCAATTACCCAGTTGGATGGTAACGGCCTGGCTGATCTCGGCGGTGGATTCGCGAACATTACAGATGTCGCTGCCACGGTCGATAATCTCGTGCTTACTCTACCTGCTAAGGCTTCGCCTTGGCGCACTGTGACCCCTACTGCTACGGCAGGCACCATTGGGGACCTAACGGCAGAGGGCCGACGTTTCCTCCTTAATCGCGGCGGACGCAAGCGATGGGCGCGAGTATCCGAGTTTGATACCGCTGGGGGAGAGGTTACCGAGGTTCGGTTCGACGAGGGCATTGATTATGCCGTCAAGACTGGCGATACCATCAAGGGTGTTCGCTGCTCGTACACCGTCAACTGGGCGTCGGTTTCTAGCACGTTCGTTGGACGTGTCAAAGCCACTTGGAAAGTCACTGTAGAAGGCACTGTGCGCACCATCGTCAAAGTGTACGACGTGGTTAAGCAGGTGCTGTTCTGCCCCGCTACTTGGACGGATGTAGGTCGTTTGCGCCCTGATGTAGACAACGAACTCTCCAAAGTTCAAGATAAAGAAATGCTCATTCAGCAGGCCTGGCAGGATATTGTCAGAGACCTCGACGCGATGGGCATTCGACATAATCTCGTCATCCCCGATGGAAGTACTATTCTTCGGGATGCCGCTGTGCTACAATGCCTAATCAATCTGACACAGTATCAAGGGCTGGCTGCGCCCCCTGGATACATAGGACAGACGGATGACTACATTGATGCACTGGAAGCCAAGAAGCAGTCCATCCTCGGAAAGTTCGCAATCCCTGTGGACTTCAATCAGGATGGCAACTTGGACACGACTGAGCAGTACGGGAACAAGCGGCAGGTATGGTTCCGCCGTCCCCCTCGGTCTAAAGGGCGCGACTAATGGCTCTTGATTGTGTCATCCGGCGTCTATACGCCACCATCTGCCGGGACCCGGATACGGGCGAGGGGGGACTGGTTCCCACGGCCTCTGATTTCCATGCGGAGGGGTTCAGCCGGGTTGACAACATTCGCATTCCTAATGCGGTCAAGGGCTCGGTCGATCGCATGGTCGAGATTGACTACCTCGGCACCGATAAATATCAAGCCTTCGCTAATGGCGCGGGCACTAGACGCCGCGCTACGCATAGGCTCCTCATGCGAATCGGATATTTCGCGGGGGATAACCACAACGAGACGCAAATGGTCATCGCGGCGGATGATAGCCTAATCGGGCTCTACATCCAGAAACTTGACAATATCCATGGTGAATGCGAAGGTCTCTGCCTTGAGAAGGTCGAGGTGGATTCCAGCGAGGTTATCAAGCTCGATAGCCAACGCTACGAGCTGCAGATGAGTCTCAAAGTACAGGTCTATTGACCACGGGAGGCCGCAAATGGTTGACGGAAAGAGATCAGATTACATTGGGCTATATTTTATGCCCGAATCCAGTTACGGCGTGGACCCCGGCATTGTCGCGGCATCTAACGTCGACGGTACGAGCGAGACCTATCGCTTTGTGCCTACTTCTAGCCGTCGAGCCTTCGTTCGCTTGGCAGAGAAGCCCTCGGGCCTTCCTAAGCAGCCGCTCGTCGATGTGCCGCAGATTTACTCGACCCATGACTACGACACCTGCAAGGTGCGCGGAATCAAGGACACTGGCGAGTTCAGCATCTCCATGCACATCCATGGCCCTGTGACCGACTTCGGCACCACCGGAGCCACGGGCCGCACCCAGCCTCCTCCCTGGCTACAGCTTGCTGGCAGCGCCTGTGGCTTCCTGCTCGGCAATAAGACGGGGCAGAGCGGCGGAGCTGCGGACACTGTCGCAACGTCCACCAGTGGCAAGGTCTTCACTGTCACCACTGGGGCTGTTGACGAGGGCCATGTTCTCGCAATCCCCGCACCTGGCAGCAGCACGGACTTTGAGATTGTCCGCCCGACCACTGTCGCATCGAGCACGTCCGTATCCAATATCGCCTACAACGGGGTGGATTGGGGTTTCACGGCTACTCCTGTCGCAGCTGAGAACGTCTACTACGCTTGTCAGGGCGCTTTCGATAAGCGTTTCGAGGGCGTGGCTGAATCCTTCACCATGCTCCTGCAGCGCGCAGACAGCAACGCGAGCATCAAGTTCACGGGCGCGCGCTGCTCCGGGGTGGAGATCACGTCGAAGGTCGGCGAACTCCCCATGATCAAGCTCTCCTTCATCTACCGCGACTATGTCTACGTCACTGACGCGATTGACGATGAGCCTGAGTATGTGACCACGTTCCCCTGCCCCGCTGTGACTCAGGGCGCGAAGCTCTGGATCACCTGGGACGAGGATGCCGATGGTAATATCGACGCCTCTGATCGCAAAGAGAACATGGAGCTTTCTAGCTTCAATCTCAAGTGGACGCCGGGCTATGTTCGCCGCAAGGCCAGCACTGCCAGCGACGGTATCGCAGAGGTCATCTGCTCGCAGAAGAGCGAGTTCGAGGTCAGCTTCGAGACCCTCTACAATCAGGATTGGCAGGATTATCTCGGGCTCTGCTGCAACGAGAACTTCGCCTCGCTGTCGCTCTGCTACTGGGAGCCCAACGCGGACTTCGTCCGCACCAGCGCCACGGATACGCGCCAGGGCGCTTGGTTCGCCTTCGTGGCCAATGCCCATCAGCTTGAGGATCCGGGCACTGAAGGTGAGATGGACTCCATCATGTACCAGACCATTCGCCTCGGCTGCGGCAACTACACCGGGGATAACGGTAACTTTGGAACCAGCACGCACATCGATACCAAGTGGCTTATCGGGGTTGTGTAATCCTTGACAATACGCTGAGCATGCGATAGAATGGGGGTCGGTGGAAACACCGTCCCCCTTTGTTTTTGGAGGCCCTAGGTGGCACGCAAAGCTCGCTCTAACGCAACTACTATCGCTCGCTTCATTGCCTTCGACGACGACTCAATCGGGGGCGACCCCAATACGCTCGGTGAACGCTACGAGAAGTACCTCAATACCGCTGATTTGAGGCCTCTGGAACTCGATAAGGACAAGGCCCCTGCCTACTACTATGTGCGGCCCTTCACGAGCCAGGAACGCGCGATTCTGCGCGATTACTTCGAGTCGGTGCGCGAGGTCTCGGATGAGAACTCCGAGGAGACCAAGCTGAGCGCCCTCGATACGCAGGACATCGTGGAACGGTTCGGCGTTGTGCGCCGCAGCGTGCTGCAGAACTGCCTGGTTGGATGTATCGACCATCCTACGGTCGGCGGGGAACTCCCGGACGACGGCGTGCTGCAGGTCAAGCACCTCAAGTGGAATATCGGCAGCCCGGAGCCAGCGGGACTCAAGGAAGCCATCCTCGCGGACGAGATGCTGGTGGGGGCGATGCTGACCTTCCTGTTCACCATCTCGCGCCTGAGTGAAGACGAAAAAAACTAATAAAGCTGGCGTGTTGGGAATCCGAATGGCCTATTCGGCAGCTTCGTTGCGAGGCGTGCGGTGGGCGCAAGGAATCGGATGGGCATATACGCAAAGTTCTAGGGTGCGACAATCCGCTCCCTAACAACCGCCAGCATGTCATCAAACGAGGAAACGCGCTTCCTCCTCTGACGCTCAATACCTGCCCTAGAAAAGCGATTCAGCCTGCTAGTGCATACTTCAGCGTCTACAACTGGGCCAAGAAGGGGCTACTGGAATATCAGTATCCCCCAGAGGCCCTCCCAGCTAAATACGCCGAGGCAATCGAGTGCATCGATGTGGAGCTGGATGAGAAGCATAACACGCTGACAGAAGCGAGTAAATCGCGAAGCAAGGAGTAGCCCACTATGGCCCGAACCACTGCACACCTTGAGGTTACTGTAAACGACAAACAGCTTGTCGACCACGCCTCAACCTTGAAGCAAACTCGGGATACTTGGGATAGCCTTGTCAAGGCAGCCAAAGATTTCAGCGGGGCCTATACTCAGGACATGGGCAAGGGATTTACCGACCTGGGTAAAGGCCTCGCTGCGTTCAACAGAGTCGATGCTACTAATATCGCTGCTGTTTTCCAAGGCCTACAGGAAGTAGCTAAAGTCGATCTATCCAAATTCGTTAAATCTACTGAATCTTTTGTGAAGCAATTAGAACCGCTAATAGCTGGTACATATAATTGGGCCAATCAGCTGGGACGTGTCTTCGGCTATATCAAATCGCTGGACGAGCGGCTTGATTCATTGGGCATTCAACAGCAAAGGACCGTGCAGCTTTCCAATCAATTTGAGGGTGAACTCAAGCAGATTACGGACGCGATGAAGCTGCAGGCCGATACCATGAAGGGCCTTGTGCAGAGCTACGCTGGGTTGAACACAGCAGTACAAAAAACTGCGAATGCTCAGGATAAGGTCACGGATACGACAGTTAAACAAACTAAAGAGATAGAGAAGGGAGTAGCCAGCCTTAAAAACTTTGAGCGCGCCTTTATTCGACATGCTACAGCGATGTTTATTGCGGATCAATGGCTTAAGTCGATCGTCGATGGCTTCAGAACGGCTGCCCAAGAAATGGATCTGAGCCGTGTCATGGCGCGAAACGCTGCGGGCTTTCAACAGATTTTTGAGGATACCAAGAAAGCGACCCAGGGTATGGTCAGCAATCTGCAGATCCTAAAGTCATCTGCACTGATGTCCTCCTTCGGTATTCCGATTCAGAATCTCGCGCAAAACATGGAACTCATCCAGAAGATGGCCATTCGAACGGGCCAGCCGATGGAATACATGATGGACTCTTTTGCGCGCGGCGTTTCGCGTTTGAGCCCTGCCATCTTGGATAACTTGGGTCTTCAAATCAAACTCGGCGATGCGTATACGGCTTTTGCAGCTAAGATAGGCAAAAGTACCGACAAGATGGACGCTTTTGACAAAAAGACAGCCGTCTTGAATGAAGTTCTTCGGCAGATGGGAGATTTGACTAAGGATATTGATCCTTATGCCAGCATTTCAGGACGCCTAGATAGGGTATCTGCTACTTTTGACAACTGGCTCAATGGTCTGAAAGGAAGTATTCTAAAAGGACTGCTTTCTATCAATATGACGACACAGCAGGCGCTCGGTATGGCTGCCGACTCCTTGGCTATCTATGTCAAAGAGCTTAAAGAATTCGATGTAGTAAGAACAAACGAAGCCAAGTATGCCACAGTCGCCATCAATGAAATCTATCAGAAAGAGGTAGACCAGCTTGCTGATCGAAGAGAAACCTTCCTTCGTATCTTCACTCTTAATCTCATGGACGAAGAGTGGTATTACGAGGGCCGCCGGAACGTCGTCGAAGATTACATCATAAAGCTGGATGCTCTTACTGATAAAGAAGCAGAGAATCTCGAAAAGGAACGTAAGGCTTCTAAAGCTCGATACGATAGGAATGCTGTTCTGAGCAAACAGCTAGAAGACGTAACCAAGCAGATTGATGCCCTATATGAGAAATATACCACAGTTGACGGAGAAACGCTTTCGCCTGCATCCGATGAGATGCTTAAGAACCTTGAAGCACGCAAAAAGAGCCTAGCTGCATCTATTGAGTATTTTGAAATGCTCAATTGGAATATTGAGCAAATCTCTAAATACAAACTCCCGGAAGATTCCGTTCTCGCGGCAATTACCAAAGAAGTTAGAGCTTCTTATGCAAATCAACAGCTTAAAGCCCTAGAGGCTTTCCGCCAAGCTGCGGCTAAGGGGGACGCGTTAAGCCTTGCTCGTAGTGCATGGGATCTTGCAAAATTAGTAGATTATGAGAAAGCTATAAACAATATTGTGCAAGATCGTTACCGCATATATATGCAAAGAGAAAGCCAAGCCTTTGCAGAACTAGATCGTGCCAAGCAGCTTGTTATTCAGAGCCAAATGCTTGTGGACAAAGACGGCACACGACTATCCCTTGCTTTCGAGATGGAAGCCAAACAGCAGGAGCTTAATGCCGCACAAAAGCTCTATGTAGAAATGGATGAAAAAGCCAATGTCCGTAAAGGAGAAGGAGCAGAGTATTCGGCAGAACAAGTTCTCGCTCAAGCTCAGAAGGTCAAAGGTATCGCGCAAGAAGTAGCCAAGCTACAAGAACGCGCAGCCCTTGATGAGCGCATTAACGGCCTCTTGAAAGACCAGTCCTTCTGGACTGACCAGATGAAGCGGGATGAGGCCGCGCGCCTCAGCGGCGGCAAGACTCGCGAAGAGATCCAGATGCGCATGGTCGTGCTGCAGAAGGAACTCAATGATGATCTGCGTAAACAACGAGATATTGAACTCGGTATTGTGGATAGCACTGCAGACCAGCTCAAGAATAGAATCTCTCTTTGGGGCTTCGCTTCATTCTTCTTGGATAAGTTCGTCACCGGCCCTGCCGCTGTGGAGAAGCGCAAGAAAGAGCTTGATGACCTGATCAAGGCTCTAGGCTTGATGGGGTCAGGCGGTGGAGGGGGCGCTGAGGGCGCGAAAAAAATAGATCAAATGTATGATACCGCAGGATGGGATGAAATCCTCATAGAAGATAAACTACGCCAAGCAGCCCGTGAACGAGCAGCAGATGCGCTGGCGAGCGCACAAAAGGCCACTACGGAGCGTCTCACACGTCAAGAAGAACTGGCGAAACTTGAGATTGAAATTCTCAATAATAGACGAGACCTTCGTATACAAGATGAACTTTTCAAGAGTGATGCAAAGGACGCCAAGGGCACGCTTGCAGACAATATAAAACTGCTCGAGACGCTTAGAACATACCAAGAAAAGTATAAAGATGTCATGACCTTTGAGGAGGCCATGTATATCCGAGGATTCATCACTGGCATTCAAGACAGCAACAAAGTCTTGATGGAGCACATTCGCCTGTGGGAGCAAGTAATTCAAGGGCTTAGAGATTACGGCACCGCAGCAGACTGGGCCATGAAGTATGCTAAGGGAATCATCAGCGACACCGAAATCAAGGTCATCGGAGACCTCACGGCAAACCTTGGAGGACTGGCGTCTACCATGGAGAAAGCCCTTGGAGGCACAGCCGATAGCTATGACCTGATGGGGGCTGGACTCAATGTAATCCGAGGATTCACAGGGGAATACATCAAGGATATGAAGCAGCGCGCCAAGGTCGAGATGCTTATGAACGGTGCCATGTCTTTCGCTGCTATGGCCATGGGCAATGTGCCTAAAGCCATCAGCCACGCGACCGCTGCTACCATGTTCGGCCTCGTGGCGGGGGGCGCAATCAGACTCCCCGGACAGGCCAGCGGACAAGACCAGAAGCAGAGCACCCAAGCAGGCCCGCTCCATATCCACCTCTACTCAGAGATGGCCATGACCGACGCAGAGCGCGGCTACTTGATTGACCGGGCTGTACAGCAGGCCGCAGCGGAGGGCCGCGTATGACATGCTTCCAGTCGCTATTCATGGGCGATGTTGTCGCCGATGACGACTACACGCTCGACCTGAGCGATGGCACGACAACAGAGACCATCAGCATCCCCAAGGGCTCCTGGTTCGCCAATGCCTATACCTTCTGGCTCTATTGCATCACCTTGCATGGGTCGATTGCCATCGATTTCCTGCAGTGGGACAATGAGCAGTTGGAGATTTGGTTCACCGTGCCTGTGACGGCTACATGGACGGCGGGCACAGGGAATATGCCAGCAGAGGTGGGGGCCGTTGCGCTCTCCGCCTCTAGCACGACTGAGCCTATCCCCAACGCATGGGAGACGACCTTCGCACCGTCGGAATACACACGGGGTGTCGAGATTCACGGGGCCTCTACCCAGCGTGCGCAAGATGGCACGGCCTACACTATCGCAGGTCTCCCGCACGAGACCCGCACCATGCGCCTTGTCCTAGACAGGCGCAGCGGAGCCTACGAGGATACCCTGCTATTGAATCTCCATCGCAATCTGTGGCGCATTGGCCGCAGCGTTAGCTTCTACCCAGAGACCATCACTGATACTAACCCAGACTGGGCATCGCTGGCCTCCAAGATTGACAAGTACGGGGATGACGGCTCAGGGCGCTTCGAGAGCCTAGTGCTGCCGCAGGACAATCAAAATCGCTGGAGGTCAGAACGTCTTGTGGATTGCAAGGACGTGGTTAGCCTCGACCAGGGCGCCAAGTTCTACGTCCGCCAGCCCTTGCTTCTGACTGACCCGCTGGCTATTCTCAGGAGGATCATGTAATGGCGAAGCTGCTTGTCCCGTCTCAATATGCGACAATCTCCGCTGCCATTACCGCTGCCGCTGCAGGTGATAGCATCATCATCTCAGGCGGAACCTACAGCGAGCATTTGAATCTCACCAGCAAGACTAACCTCATGCTCCGGGGTGCGCAGGGGGAGACCGTTACAATCAACTGCGTATTGACTTCAGACATAGCAGTAAACCTGAACTCAAGTACAGATATCACGATTCGCAATATCAAGTTCGTACTGACCGGCAGCACGATGGGCTCCATCATTCAAGGAGCCTCCGCGACCAGCCCCAAGATTCTTGAATGTATCTTCGACATGCAGGGAGTTACGCAGAACGATAGTGCAGATGCGCGCATAAGCCTAACGGGAGCGATTACATCTAACACCAACCCACTAATCATTGCGCGGTGCAAGTTTATCGGCCCAACCTCCTACTACAGCGATGCGGCTATCAATCTTACAATACTTTCGACGACAGCCAATCATCTGATCGAAGGCAATCTGTTCTACAGTATCAACACCACACTCGGCAGTACTGACGCCATTGTCAAAGTAGTAGCTTCAGGCGGGTCAAATCATAAGATTGTCATCCGCAATAACACAGCGGTACGGTGCGCGGTCTATAAACGTGGTTTCTATATCTCTTGCTCTAGCACCAGTGCGGCCCTCGTTGCCATGTATAACAACATCATCGACGAGACTACAGTTAGCACGCCCGCAGCATCAGATGCCACCTTCGCCATCGCCGATATCAGTTCGGGCACCGCGACCATCCAATACAACTACTACTACCATGGCTCTGTCGGCACGGCCCTGACCTATGCACAGGCCTACAGCAGCGTCTACGCCAACAGCAATAACTGCCTCGTCAATACGGACCCCCAGGTGGCGGATGGTGGCGGGACATACAGTGCAGCAGTGGGATATATCCCCACAACCTCCCCAGCATACCGCAGCGGGGTAGCCACAGTATCTACGGAGAAAGCCGCGCGCATGGACCTTGATCGCATGGCTTTTGCGACAGTTCCTAGCCATGGATGCTACGATCCGAGCAGCGGGGTCCAGGCCATCCACATCAAGCGGCCCTTCACTAATCCGCTGACGGGCTTCGCCCTCACCTACGGCAGCCTGCTAACGCTCACCGGCAGCCCCCGCGCCTTTAACGACCCAGCGCAGTTGGCGCTCTACATAGAACTTGCGGTGCAGGACGTCAAGCATAATACCTGCCCGTTTGAGTTCTGGTATGTTCCAACAGCCAATCATCGCTACCGGGCGGCCTCCTACGCGACTACATTTAGCTTGACTACCAGCAGCACCGCCGGTACAATCATGGGATTCTCCACCCACTCTTCTACGCAGGACACGGGGTGAACCATGGCGCTATCTGCCGATTCAAATAC